CCTCCATGCCAGCCATCTCGCCCGCTTCAACATCAGCTTCGTCCACCTCAGCTTCCGCTTCAACGTACTCAATAGGCTGACCGCCAGCGGTCGTAAGTTCAACGTGCGCTGTCCCGTCCTCGTTAATCCCAACGACTTCACCTTCAACCGTTTCAAGAACTACAACGTCCCCAACTTCTGGTGCTGCTTCCGAACCGTCCTCCAGCTCAGACACTAATGCGTCCAGTGGTAATTTAATCATTTCGCAACCTTCTTTGTGTTTATCTGAATGACCGCGAGAGGGGGGTTTACCCCCTCCCACGGTTATAATAAGGGTTACTCCACCTTTAGGCTTCATAACTTGATTCTTCTTTACGCAGTCGAAGCAGTCTTGCTCCGCATGATAACGTAATAGTTCGTATTCTGCCTCAGCGCAGTGTAGAAAACCTTGAAACCAGCGGTAATCAGCATATTGAGCGGATCGCTCTTGTCTGCTGAATCCGTGATTATGATCTTCGGACTGAACGGGGACTGACTACTCAGTTCCGGTACGCCAAACGCTCCGTCTCCCAAGAACAGGGAGACATGAACATCCTTTGTGTTTCCAGTTCCACCACCAGCCGCAGCATCATAGATGAAGCGGTCAGCGTCAGTTCCAAGTGCGTCAGCCGTAATGAATGCGTTGGTCGTAGTTACGAATTTTGCTCCGTACAAACGTCCCACTTCGCCCTTATAAAGCTCTTCTACATTGCTGTATTGAGCTGCATTGAGCCATTCGTTTACCTGCATAACGTCACTCAATACTTGAGGACTGCAAACGGCGGCATAGTTGCCACCCTTGGTGGGTTGTGCGCGGTTAACCTTTAACTGGGTAACAGCATTCAGAACAGCCGCAGCGTCCAGCGTATTGTCGCTAGTGGTAGACTCGAAGGTCGAGTATTCCGTTGATCCGGTTGTTTGCTTTGTGCCGTTAGCGTACAACTCAATAAGTGAGTCGCCGTTGTCAAGGTTAGTTGCGGGGTCGGCGTTATATCCGCCTTCCATCGCAGTCGCACCTGAGTTCACGTTGTCGCCCACATTGGAACCAACCAATATGTTGCGCGTGATGTTGTCCATGTCGATTGCGGCGTCCTGTCCGTTAATCTTGACGCTCTGTTGCAGCGAATTAAATAAATCCGTTGCATTTAGAATGTCCGATAACTTGACGATCTGACCACGTTGAATCAGCGTCTTGCTGATCTTTGTCAACGAGATTGACCTCTCGCCCACAGTCGAAGTATCACCTTCAGTGAGGGTGTTGATGTCAGTCGCCTTGGGAACGTCCCAACGAAACATGGAGATGGCTTTATGACCCGACTTCGGTGGAAGCGGAGTTTTAGAGCCGAACTGATCCAGTACCAGTGCTTGTACAGCGTAGGTCAGTAATTTCTTACTGAAATAATTTTGATACTGGTCAGATAACGTAGTAGTGGTATTCGTTGCCATAACTAATTATTCCTTCCATCAGTATCCAGACTGACCGCAGCTATGAAGCCGGATTAAAACATATCGTTATCAAGGTGCATGGCGGCGTCAATAAGGTATTTCTCCTGTGACTCCATGTCCATCTCCTCAAAACTTCTTGCTCCATCCAGTTTCTCCGCTGTGAATCCGCCTTGTACTGACGTTTTCTTTTCCAGTTTATTGTATTTTTTCTGTAACTCATCGAACTTGGCAGCAGACTCCTTTGAGTTGTCCGACTCCAAGGCCAGCTTCGCCATCTGTACTGACAGCTCCAACCCATCCGGGCCGGAGGTCAGTGACGGGAATTGCTGTAGCAGAGACATCGCCTTCTGGGTTATGGGCTTGCTGTTATCACGCAACTCAGGGTTGTTCTTCATCAGTTCCTGACGCTTTACTTCCCATGCCTGATCCCGCTCGGCCTTGAAGGAGTTGATCTTGGCTTGTTCGCTTTCCGCTTTAAGCTCTTTAGCTTTAGCGCGGGCGTCCTGCGCCAATCCAGTATCTCCCTCATTGTCAAGCCTAACAGCCGCATCCTCATAATCCTCGGCAGTAAACCCTTTATCATCCCGATACCCGCTCTGTGCAGCCAACTGCTGGCGTTGGATTTCCAACTCCTCAGCCTGTTTCTGCAACTGAGCCGTGGCTTCCTTGAGCTGTTCCTTGTCCGAATTTACATCGGCCCAAGTCTTGTTCAAGCGAGCCTGATTCTTGGCATACTTGCTCTGCTTCTTCTCGTCGGCAACCTCTTCAGGCTGCGCCTCTTTCAATGAACTACTGTTCTGAGTGTCTTGATCTGGAGGAGGCGATTCCTCGACTTCCTCCTGTTGCGGCTCCGGTGGAGTCTCCTCCGTTTCCGTTTCCGGTTCGGGAAGTATCTCTACTTCCGGTTGTTCCCCCGCTTCAACAGCAGCGTCATGCTCCTGTGCAGCGGCCAACAGTTGGTCGGCGGTTACTTCGCCAGTTTCCTCTGCCATCAAACACTCCTTTGTTTTTGAATGCTGTCCTCGTCCTGCCTCCGCATCCAAGAGGCAGACCGTGCTGTGATGTCTTAACTCAACGAACGCTCGACATCAAATGCGTCCGTTGTAAATTCTTCAATTGGCCCAACATCCTTCGCCAGAGCCTCAAGTGTATGCACTGTCGTTCTCATCCCATTGGCATATCCAGCCTCTATTTGCAAGTTCTTTTTATCGCACTGCATAACTACGTGGGAGTTTTGCCGTAAAACCATGTTCAAAAGTATGGCTCTGAGCTTCGTTCCCGCCGTCCCGGTAAGGAATTGTCTCAGCGCATTTGCGTCTGAAGTGTCCCAGCCGGGGTCTTCCACCCACGGGAGTGTACTAGATAGACGCCAAGCAATCCGAATAAACTTAAAGAATCTCACTAATAGTCTCCCTGCATCGCAACCGCTTCCGTCTCCTCAATGGCTTGAGCTTCGGGTTGCGGGACCTGTCCGGTCATCGCTTGAATCTCCATCTGACCCTGTTCCTCCTTGCTCGGCATGAAACCAAGCTGCACAAGATACTCCTCGACATCCTTCCGCAATGCTCTCGCGTTGTTGGTGTCCAGTTCCTCGTAGGCATTTAGGAGTTCGCCCAGTCTGGAGCTAATGGCTTGTTGGCCTTGAGGTGGAACCTGCATACCACTCTGCCTCGCCTTCTCAAGGAACTGCATCAGCACCCCGATCCTTACCCGATAATCCTGACCGCCCTGAAGCGGAATCATCTCCCCGATCAACAGTGCCGGGATCAGTTTCTTCTCATCAGAAACCTCGTTGCTCTCCTTCTCGTTCGGGTCTTGGATCAACCTCGGAACCAAGGACGGGTCTTCCAGTTCAAGAATGCTCTTGTCCAGCTCAACCTGATTGATCCACGGGCTTCCCACAAATAACTGTTTCCTCTGCACCGCCTTGTTCAGCAACATCGCCTTGCTAATCATGTCCATGCCGCCACGCGGTTCAATCTGGTACTCGTCATGTAACGCAACCGGATCAACCATCAGGCTGTCCTCAAGGAATCGGTACTGTAAATCCTCTCCATCAAACTGAACCAGAAGCTCCCATGCCTGACGGTATAAGCTCCCCAATGCCTGACGGAAAAGTCGCAACCTTAAATCCATATTCTGCTGGGCTTGGGCATTTATGGACTCGATCTCGGTGGCCGTCCGGCGGTCACTTGAACCTCCAGCCTGATTGATTCCATAATCAGGAACCGTAACGCGGTTCTCCGCAACCGACTGTGTTAACTGCAACTCCTTGTCAAAGTCCACAGGCGGCTGAGGCATCGTGACAGGCGCAATACCAAAGGGCAGAATCTGTCCGGGCTTCATCCGCAGGTTAACTGAGTTGGGCAAATCCCGTTCAGCCCTGAAGAGCGGCTGATTGAAGAGCGTTCCGCAGTCCATCCGCTCATTCCAAACCTTGTTCAAGCTGGCCTCGAAAGCTCCGAGCATCTCGCACACGCCACGGGGGCTGTACCAACCGCCATCGGTGATCTCGTACTCACACGAAACAAACGGGGGTTGGCCATGATCGTAGGGAACCTCCATCGTATCCCGCAACTTGATGTCCGGGGCTTGGGGTGAAAAGGTTTCAACCTCCCATTTCCCGTCCTTCTCTCTCCGGTTATAAACTTCCCAGACAATCACCTGATCCTTGTCAGGACTAAACGTCAAGCCCTCGCGTATCTCGCGCTTGTTTCGGAGATCATTACTGATGCCTTCGTCCTCAGACATCCCACCCCGAATCTGGTCAGTAATCTTCTTCGAGTCCTTATAAATTCCAGCTCGCTTATAGGCAGCGAGGCTCATAGGCAAAACGTGTGTAAACCTGTCGGCACTATCCATGCCTTTCGTCCAAGGCGGAACAATGACATACATCGGGTCAACCGCCTGAAACTCAACCCGCTTCTTGTCCGGGTTCCAAAACACCTTCATCACTCCCCGACCACCCATCAACATATGGTCGATCCAGCTCATCACTTCCGGTGCGTAGTTACTCTTCTCGTGCAGCTTATAGCTGAACCATTGTTCAGCCGCTGTCGTGAAACCCGCAAGCTGCGATCTCATCGGCACGAACGTGGCCAACACCTCAAGACCCATCGCTTGCTGAAAGAACCCCGGCTTCAGCTTATTGATGGTTGTGTCTATGAGGGGGAAGTGGGTATCAGCAGCGTTCGGCCACGGCTTGTGTTTACGACGCAAACCGTTGTTACGCATCTGATACCAAAGTCCCTGCCGCGTCTCCCATTGGACACGCGACCTGATGTCGTCCAGTACCTCCGTGTAAAGCTCTTCGCTCATTTTAATCCATACTTCCGGCCACCCGCAGCCTTGCGTGGCGCAGAAGCCATCTTGCGGCGTCCAGCCTTGGTAACTTTACGCTTGAGGCTCTTACGCGCTCCGCGCCTTGCTCCGAGTGATTCGTCCTGTCTTGCCTTGTATCCTTGTTTTTTTGCTGCCATTGGTTTTTCCTTTAGTTGTTTCCTGTTCCCATTTCTTTGCCATTGCTGGCTTGTTAGCGTGCATCCACCTTCTCTGCTTCTTACTCTTAAACGGCATTATCTGCCCCTTCCACGGTTTCGACCTCGCGGGGCAACTTTCCCCGCTTTCAAGTCTTCCTTGGTTGGCACAGTAAATCCTTGTGACGTGACTTCTCCCGCCTTGGCTTT